GTCTCGGCGGCGTGAGTGTCGACCCTGCCCTGTGAGTTTGTGACGGTATCAAAGTTGGCAACGTTTGTGAGCAGGAGATTGCTGTCGCCGGGCTGTAGCGCAGTGTTTGCTAATAATCCTTGCGCTGCCGTGGCAAAACCGGTGGGCATTGTTATCGTGACTTGCCGGTTTCCACTCGGCTTAGCGATGACGATCTGCGAGCCTGGCTTGGTGATCGTATAGCTAGCGCTGGGCCTCATTATGACGATCTCGGAACCGGTCTTGGTTATGGTATGGTTAGCACTTGGCCGCACTATGACGATCTGCTGGCCGGCCTGGGTCACAGCGCGGCTAGAGCTAGGTCGTGTGATGACGACTTGGCGGTCCGGCTTAATTACTGCGATGCTCATTACACGGCATCCAGGACATTCAAACTCACGCGACCGCGTAGAAGCTGGTCGACAGTGGTGTCGTCATAGGTGCACTCAACGATTAGGAACCCAAGAGGTCTGATTTGTTTATTTGCGGCGTCGGCTGGAATTGCGATGGCCGCAGTACCTGCTGCCGTGATTCGCAAGGACATGGTTCCGGTCGTGTTGAGCGTCGCAAATTGGGTAAATGTCGCAAGGGCTACGCCGCTGCCATCGACATTCGGGGCAACTTTTGCCGTGATGGTCGCAGCAGTGAAATCAAACGGAACGCCGTTGACGGAAACACCCATGTATCTTCGTAGGTCTGCCCACGTGTCAGGACAATGGAATCTTCGGGTGGGGTAAGGCTGAGGTAGTATGCCATAATTAAATCCAGCTGATGCGGTAAGTGGAAAGTAGGGCAGTAGTTGCCATCGGAACATCTGCGATACTCACGGCAACTATGCTTGCCTCTCTGTTTTCGTACCAGTGACCAACCAGCAAAAGGATTGCTTGGCTGATCGCTTGCGGGACGTCTGAGGCGTCGCCATAGCCGGCAACGTAGGTGACGGTAATAGAATTAATACGGTCAATCTCAGCAACTGGAAGGGCTGTAGCTGGGGCAAATGATATGCGGGCGGGCTCGCTGATGAAGTCCGTATAGTAGGACGCCGCGGGGAGCGTCTGGACGTTGCTATTCTGGTCGTAGTACTGGATGCTAACGATGCTCTGGGCCTTGCTGAATGGCAATTGGATCATGCCATTTGGCCAATCGTCAAGCGACAGGGTGCGCGTTTGGGTCATAATAGACCGGCGCATTATCTGCTCGCACCATTGACGGGCCGCAACAATGAGACTTGTCAAGAGGGCATCATCTGCCGTGTGGTCTACGCGGCAATGAATCTTTGCTTGCGCCAAACTCACCGGCTCAGCCGCTGGCTGTACTATTACCGCAATCGTGAGCGGCACGTCTACGCCTTATCCTTGGTCTTTTTGGCCTTGGGCTTGTCTTCTGCTTCTGCTTCTTTGGCTTTGACGTCTTCCGCACTAACTAACACAGCAAGATCACGACGCAACCAACGCTCTGCGCTGGCTTCGCTCAACTTATATACTTCGTTTTTTAAAAACGTATCAACAATTTCTTTTTCCGCGCCGTAAACATTAAGCGACTTGGTGAATTTTACAAACATGACGGCTCCAATATAGCCGCCCCCTGTTACAGGGGCGGCCATTGTTTGCAGGGATTAGGAGATGACGCTTGCAGGGGTCAGCAGATCAACGGCATAGCTTGGGCTGGCCAAGATGCGGGTAACGGCCACGACGTCGGCAGCATTAGCGATCGTGAGACGCAAAGCAGAATGCGAGTAGAGGACACCGGCAACGCTGCCCAGTTGGGCGATCTCGTCAACGGTGGCCTCTAAGAATGCTTGATCGCCTACGGCATTAGCCAAGAGCGCGCCGCTATCTTTTGCTACGGCAAGGCCAGCGCCTGAGGCGTTAGTAGCTACGACAATTTCAAGCTTGGTGATGCCGGCGCCGGTTAAGGCGGCAACAGTGGCCAAAAAAGCCGATGGTCTCAAAAAGTGCGAGGGAATGATAGGCGGTGACAACAGAGGTGCCGCCCGTAGCGATTATGCCAGTAATCTTTTGGGTGCTGGCAAGTTTGGAAGTGGAAACTGCGGATACCATGAGGTGCCCCTTAATATTCAATGGTTAAAAAGAGAGAAACAAACACCCCGCCCCAGGAAAGGAGGACTAGGGCGGGGTTGTTACTAGGCCCGTGCGGCAATAGTTACGAACGGGCTCAGGGTTGCGCCGCCATTCTTGGGGGTCATGGCAGTGTTCCACCATGGCTTACCGTCGTTGCGGACTTCAGCGCGGAATACTTCCTCACCTTCGATGAAACGAACATGCACGGAGCTAGAATTTTCTACGCCGCCACGGGTGCCGACAAGATACTCACTCCAGTTGGCGCAAATTAAGTCACCAACGTCGCCCAGAGTTGGGCACTGTTCAACGAAATAGATAGGACGGCCCATCAGGGTATCAGGGCGATCGAGACCATTTCCGAATGTGAACAATGGAATGTCGGTATTAGTCATAGTCAAATGCGCTTGGGTCAATGCTGGCAAGGCGTCAGGGCTGGCCATCCAGATACACGAGCCGTAGTTGTAGGCACGGGCGCGCATCTTGCTAATATTAGCCCCTACAATGGTATCTGCGGTTTGGCTTCCCTCCTTGGCGATGGAGATAGTAGCGGGAGCATTGATAACGCCTAAAACTGGCCAACGCCGGTGCCGTTGATCTTTTCGTCCAACAAGGTTGGAGCAAGTCCGCGTGCAAAATTAGCTTGAATCATCGCGGCCACTGAGATTGGCGAATCGGCGAGCAATTCGTTGCTGGAGAAGGTCAGGCCGGTCAAAGCGGTAGCGGTAAGCTTGCACTGGCCAAGCTGGCTACGACTAGAGATGGCAGCTTGCGTTCGGCACGCCGCAGCCAACGCTGACCGCCTACATAGCTGCCGCTGCTGTGATTTTTGTCAACCAGGAAGGGAAGCTCAATGCTGCGGGTTTCCATAGGAATCGAACTAACTAGCGAGGCGGTAGGGTCAAGCATAGGATCAATCGACAGGACGTTAGGTGCCAGCGCAGTCGGTAGTAGGAAGGCGCCAAAGGGATTGCTAGCGCCACTCTGCTCATCGCTGCCAGCAGCAGCTAGGGGCCGCAAACGTTCGTCTAGAACCTTTTCGGTCGAGGCGCGAACGACGGCCTGAATGAAATCGGTCTGATTTTTGAAGCCGGCCATTGGGTCGGACTCTGCACGACTGCGCATACCGGTAATAACTGGCCCATTATCGTTCTGGGTGAGGGCCGATACTGGCGCATCATTCGCGGCGATACGGTCTTTGATCTTGGCGAGCTTCTGGGCTGCTTCGACCTTTGCGTCAATGGTGTCAACGTCACCGTTGATGGCGTCGATGGCCTTAGTTTCTTCTTCGCTGAGGTCACGACCTGAGCGGGAAGCGATGCCCATAACGGCTTTTGCTTCGTTCAATAATTCGGTACGTTTGGCAATTAAGGCCTTGATTTCTGGGTCCATTGTGTGCTCCTGGTTGGCTGTAAATGAAAAAAAAGAGGCATCGCGACGTGTGAAAAACACGGCAATTGCCTCTTCTCGGAAGGGTTTAATGGGCGAAAGCCCTATTATAGCGGTTATGTGAAGCGACTCGGCGCACCGGTAAACCTGCTATAGTTGCTTATATGGGTTAAAACGAGCCTGTCAATCTGTATTTTTCCATGGCTGCAATTCGCGCGGCTGCTGCTGCTGCCCGAGGACGTGGGGCAGGTCGGCCCTTGTCCTTACTGTTTGGCTGGCGTCCGTACTTGCTAATCATCTGAGATAGCGCATCGTCCATGCTCATGATGCCATCGATGAGGCCAAGCTCTACGGCTTTGGCGGCGCTGATACTGCGCCCGTAGCCGCTGCTTTAACCTGCGCAGGAGTCATACCACGCCCAGTCTCTACGAGTTGCAGAAAATTACTATTGAGGGAATCGACACGCTCTTGCATATAGTCGATCTGCTCTTGTGTTATCTCGACGCCAGCCGAAAACGCGCCTTTGAGCGATCCGGTGGAAATCACGTGGACTTTAATTCCCTCAGCCTCAGCCTTGCCGCTGGTGTCGGCAAGCACTGCGACGGTGCCAATACTGCCCACTTCTGCTGAGCGGTTAGCGGTGATTCCGTCTGTGACCTGAGTGCTAGGCCCATAAGCGGCGCTGGCCATAAGATCGTCCGCATGCGCTGCTATGGGCTTGCTAAATTGTGCGATGGAGTCCGCAAGCTCGACCATTCCGGCAACGTGCCCGCCTGGGGAGTCCACGCAAAGCAGGCATGCGCTCACGTTAGGATCGTCTTTAGCAGCCCGTAGGGCTTTTCGCACACCAATAGTTGAGGTGCCGCCGTATTTGCTTTGGCCCTTCATCAGCATGCCTGTCATGTGGACTACAGCAACGCCGCTACTATGCAGGAAATAGCCAGCCATGCCGCCGGCGTTGATCCAATTGAGCCCTCCACTGTTCATTTTTACCAGCTCCAGATGGTCCGCCTTGATCTCGGCCAGGGAACGCGCGCGCAAAGTACCGTCCTTGATTGCATCAATCATGCCGGTAACGGCTGATGGCTCAGCCATATACATCCCCATGTGGTTTGCGAAGCATTCGGGGTTGTGGATTTCATGTAGCATCGTTGGTTCCTATTATGGAGGTGGTAAGCATGTCGGCTAACTGGTCTATGCTCATGGGTTCATTTGACTCACGCAATGCGACCAGTGCGCGCAGACGCTTTCAAGCTCTTCGTGATCGTAGGTAACGCCGGCGCAGGAGCATAGGGCCATGGCGACGGGTGAAAGGACGGCCTCGGCGTGCGCTTCTTCTTTTGAGTGAGAAATCGTGCAGCCATGCGCTAAAGCCCTCCTTTTTCTGTGCCTTTTCGATTGCCATGCTGGCGCGGCGGTGGATACGCACACATGATTCCATGACTACGGGCCGCATAATATCTTGCGCCGCTGACTTGGGTGGTCGGCCTGTTTCGCCTGGTGGCTTGGGGGGCGTTGGGGTTATTGTTGCCAGCTGCTATCGATTTAAGGGGAGTCATGCCGCCTTGCATGTAGAGGATGTCACCCTCTGGCCCAACTGGTGGCATGTCTTCCAAGTTCCGTGCTTGATTGGGAACCATCACGCCATTTGTGATCATTGTGCTATAGTAGCTGGCACGTGCTGCCATATCGCCACGCAATAAAGCATTTACGTTGATTTTTACATAGTAGCCCTGCAATACTTCGCGGCTACTTAATAGCTTCCGCTTGCATTCCTCCTCGATACGCCGTATCCATGGCATGAGGGCATCATTTACATGGGCGATATTAAGGGCTTCAATGTTGGAATAGGGGGTGCTTGTATTATGCCCGACCTTGATCGGCGACAGACGGAACCAACGGCACTGTTCTTCAATTTGAAAACCGCGAGTTTCTAAAAACTGCGCTTCATTGGGTGGTATTCCGATAGGCTGATAATCTAAACCCTCTTCTAGGAGCGCTGGCTTTTTGCCACTCTTAGCGCCGCCGTACATACTTGCCCACGATTCGCGCAGGTTCTCAATCGCTGTTGCGGTGAGTGACTTTGGATGTTTGAGGATGCCGCCCAGCGCTGACCCATTACGAAAAAACGAGCCAGCGAGCGTCTGCGCCGCAATGGCAATGCCCATTGACTCAGCAGATGCACGAAGAACTGACCAGCCGCTGTAGCCGGTGGTGCCGATGCCGTGGACATGAAAGAC